ATGAAAAGAGAAATTGCTTATAAATTACCAAGACTAGTTCAGGGAAAAGGAGAAAACTGGTATGTTTCTATGTCGGTTCAACATCCTCTCACAGGTAAGTTAATGCCTTATAAGTGTACAAAGGGATTTAAGGTATTAAGGACTAAAGAAGAAAAAGTAAAACATGGTGAAGCCCTTATTCAAGACTTCACAAAAAAACTTGCTGGAGGATGGAACCCATGGAGTCGTGGGGATGCAGTTTATGTTGATCAAATAGCCTATCATCAGGATGTTAAATTGACAGGTAGAAGTAAAAAAACGGCAAAATCAGTAACATATTTCCTTTCAGATTATCTAACATATAAGAAATCACAACTGAAGAAGAAAAGCTATGAGAGTTATGTGTCAAAATTGAGACTATTTAACTCCTGGCTTAAGGTTAATAAGTTTGGAGATTATGACGTAGCTGCATTAGACAATAGAATTATCTTAAAGTTTTTTAATTTCTTAATTAAAGAGAGAGAACTTGCAAGACCTACAGTTGAAAAATATAAGGTTAATTTATCTGACTTTTTTAAATATTTAAGAAAGAAAAAAGTAGTTTTTGTAAATCCGGTATATGATATTGTGTATCCGTCAAAAGTTGTTGATAAATCAGCTAAGCCATTTCCTCGTGGTGTTTTAAAGAATATACTTGAAATAATAAAAGAGTCAGATCCTCAACTATTCCTGGCATGTATGTTTATTTACTATTGCTTTTTAAGACCTAGTTATGAATTAAGGTTTTTAAAGATAAAAGATCTTAATTTGGATGAAGGTTTATTGTGGGTAAATCCTTCTCACAGTAAAACAGGTAGGGCAGAGACAATTGATATACCGGATCAACTCATAGAGCTTTGTAGATACGTTTATGATTTGGAACTTTACAATCATGAATTTTATGTGTTTGGCAACGGCGGAAGGCCAGGACCAAATCATTATGGAGTTAATACGTTGCGTGAAAAATTTAATAGGATAAGAGATAAGAACGGTATATCTAAAGATTATAAGTTCTACAGTATGAAACATACAGGAGCGGGTATTTTGTTAGAATCAGGTGCAACTATATCAGAGCTAATGTCACAATTACGGCACACTGAACTGACAAGTACACAGCACTATATTCGTAGGCATTTTGGGGATAGAAACAATAAGGTAAGAAAGAACTTTCCTTCACCGATATAAAAAAGAGAGCTTTTAAGGCTCTCTTTTTTTATTTACCGCAGCTGAAGAACCAAAATGGAAACCAACAACGCTATTACGTTCTTGTAATAGAGATCCTACAACAGTTCCTACAGCTCCACCTATAACAGAACCAAGCGATGTTCCTATTGTAACCGCTACTTGAAGATCCTCTACTTGATTAAGAAGGAATAAAACAGTTCCAACTGAGAAGAGGATCTGGAAGGCGATTAAACAAAAGATAAAGACAATGTTTCTACCCATAATACTAACAGCTAGCTTATCTGCAATTGTTGTATCGGAGTTAATATATTTATCTCTGGCAGACTTTCTATCTTCAACTTCCATAGAGAATAGTTTAATGTCAAGCTCGTACATTTCTTTTTCCCAAGAAAGCTTAAACCTTTCAAACTCTTCTAATAACTCCTTTGCCTTTTCGTTAGATTCAGAACTACCTTTGAGAAGATCTCCAACTTTACTAATTGCGGTTTTTACGGGATTACCAGAAGTGGCGACTTCTAAAACATCACCAGCAATGGTTGGTACCTTTTTTATTACCTTATTCAAGAACTTACCAAACCCGGTTTCTTTAAATCTTTTTTTCATAATTAGTTAGTTTTGTTCTTCTTTTTGATCTCCCTTAACTTCTTATTAGTTAGGTATTCATTAAGTCCCTTCATTATATAATAGAATATCATGCATAGAGTTAGGATTATAGCTAATATCTGCGTTACAGTATTCCATGAGATAGCGGCAAAAATATATGATAGTATTGTACCTGCTTTTATGATAAATTTCTCCATGATTATAACAATTTTAGCTTTGTGAGTTTCTTTTTAACTTCTTCTGGAGAGTATAACTCAAGGGGATTGCTACCTTTTGCTAATTGAGCATGTGGAAGATCTTTTTTCTTCCAATCACCACCCCATTCTAATCCTGCATTTTTTACAGCTTTCCCATATATATCCCAAACTCTAGGGTTTTCTTCATAGTTCCATACAGGACGTCCATTTACAATTGGAACACCATCTACAGCTTCACCATAATTGTGAAAGCTTTCTCCTGGGCATGCATTAGTTTTCCATTTTGTATTTTGCTGAGCTCCTATATCTATAATAATGTTGCTGAGAAAGCCAAAACCATTTACACTTAATTCAGCTATTTTGGCATTTATTTTTGCAAAGGAATTACTCTGACGATACATTACAGCTTGTTCATCCAAAGGTCTTAATGTACAGTAAAATAGTATTTCAACTTTATTTTTTAAACATTCCTGTTTTACCAGAAGAACCTTGCGACGCATTTCTGGTGTTAATAAACTTAAATCTCTATAAGCCATATCTTTTTTTATGAACAATATATATGCTGAGGGATGTTTGATAAAGGACAAAAATGCACCCCGAAGGGTGCAGGTTAATGTCTCAGTCAATTACCAATGTGGTTCATGTTGTGAATAAGATACCAAATAGGTTGTTCCAGAGCATATTCACCTATAACAAATATAGTAATAATACTATATTTTCAAAGGGTTTTTTGTTATAACATCTTGATAATGGAAATATTAGGAAATAAAAAAATACCCCGAAGGGTATTTGGTTCAGGCTTTCGGTACAATATCCAAAAGGATCAGGTTGCCTTGCGATAACCAAAAGGTTCACACAATTAAGCCTTAGCCTGGAACAAATATAATAAATTAATATTTGGCTGAAATAAATGACGAACGAATTGCTTCAGTATGAAGTGAAAATCTTGCTTTAACAGGGTTCTCACTCTTATTTACTTTCTGAACCTTTAGTGAGATTACTTCAGATAATGGACCTATTATAAATGGGTTATCAGACGCTTTAGTTGCAAATGGATTGTTCACTACTATAGCGAACTTAAATGCTTCTGTTTTCAATGATTCAAGGTTCTTCTTTCTATTACATACAATATCACTATACTTCCAAATATTATCGTATTTACCTCCATTGCTTGCAGCAGCAGTTAATGGTTTGCTCGTTTCTCTTGAAACAAACCAATGTTCCGGACGCATAGATATAAGATGCGTTAACGGAAATTCAGTGACCGCCTGTAGTCCGTTTTTGTTTTCGCCTCCATACCATGATCCGCTTCTGTCAGATCCGAATGTTGGGGGATGCGCCCATCTATTACCTCTTTTCTTAGAAGAGTATTGACTGTATTTAAACAACCATATTTGTGGATTTAGCTTTTTGAGTGATTCCGGAAGATCATATAAAAAGTGAATATTCAACCTCTCAATCCTTATTCTAAGTTGAGGAATACAATTAACAAATAGTTTAATATTGTTTACTGATTCGTTAGAAATGAATTCTACTAACTCTTTTACCAAGATCTTTTTTGCTTCTGGTAAATCAGAGGAATCAGCAACAATTGATAACTTTTGATCTTTATAATCTTTTGTTTCTTCTAACTCAAAACTACGTTTATAACTTTCTATCATGATTTTAATGTTGTATCGTTAAAAATTCGTTGTGCAATTAATCCGGAGAATATTATCTGCTTGTTTGGAGCAGATCCTTTAATCTTATGTCTTGATGATTTTTGGCATTTTAATTCTGCAAAACAGTATCCTTCTTTAGTATTACTGTTAATGCTTCCTTCAGTAATATTATACCTATACAGACTGTTGTTTTCGTATATATAGATTGTTGGAGATTGTATAAGATCCTCCAGTAACTGTTTGTTTTCAATCTTATGATATCCTGTATTAATATTAATAGAACTATCAGGATCTGCTCGGTTCACATATTCAGATTTATTCCTTTTATAGACTTTGTTTTTTACAGAGTCTTTTTTAGATACTTCACCTGTACAGACAATAGTGTCAATGGTTCCTAAAGTATTTTCGAACAATAATATTGTTGGTGTATCAAGAAGATCTATATTATAGATTACTCTATCAATTATTGTATCATCACGAGTTAGTTTTACTTCATACCTTTTTGTTTCTGCAGGTAAAAATTCTGAAGAAACATCAATTGTTATCATATTATAACTGCTTACATAATTTGATTTTGTAATTACCGTTTTATCATCTGTTGTTACAGATAATGTATATAAGCATGTTTTGTCTTCTTGATTGATGTAATATAATAGTTCTGGAGCACCCAAAGTAGTTTTTATGAAGGTGTCTCTGTTTGTAAAAAAACGAGACTTAAGAAATGTTGATAGATCTGTATCTGCTTCTGATCCGCCCCGCATTAAAAAATATGGTCCTCCTGTTATAGATGCATAAGTATTTTCTATACCGGATTTTATACCAATACAATAAGCTTTTACATAATATTGTGATAGGTTATCAGTTGAATAAATACTAATGCTGTTATCTCTATTATATAAAGGATTTCTGATATATTGAGGTTCAACCTCTTTGTATCGTCCTCTCATTACATTTGCACATCTAACACCCTTTAAGTATTCTGAAATATCGACAGTGATAGTTGTTGATATTTCAGAAAAAGGAATTGCTATTTTAGCAAAGGTTGTTGATGAATCAATACACAATTCAACGATTAGCTTTTTGTCAGAGAAGTCTTGAGAAATATCTCTAATTCTGAATTTAAACTCTGTTATTTCACCTTCAAAACTTAATGTTCTTGAGTATGATAATTCTGTTGTTATCATTTATCTTTTTTAATAAAAATATATTGTAATAGCTCTGTATTAAAGGACAGCACGAGCTTTGATATCGGATAAACCAATCCTGTCCAGGAATATTTCTGTAGCAACCTCCTCGATAATAAACTCTGTATCGTTTATCTTTTTCTTTTTGTAAAGATTCTCAATATTCAACTCTGATAATGGTAGTTGAAACAATCCTCTTATCGTCGTAGAACTCTCAAGAAATAAAATCCAATCCTTATATCTTTTTTCAAAAAGGCCATCTTCACCATCAAGGTATAATGAATGACCATCAAGGTAAGTTCCTCCGGATGGAGATCCTGACCGAAGTCCATGATTAAACAGAACTCTCATTCCTATATCAGCATTATCATAATATAGAGAATTACCATCTTGTTGAGTATATGGTATACTTCCCTCTTTAGCTGTAGACGAGATGGATGTTTTTATCTGTTTTGGTTTGTCCGGACGTTTTATATCCTGTCCGAAAGATAGAGCCTTATACTCTTCAACAAGATCTTTACCTTGTTGAGTTACCAGAAACTGATAGTACCTGTATTCGTCCTTTACAAACCTAATCTCTTTAGATTTCGGATTAAGAGATTTGAAGTCATTTAATGTATTAACAGGATCCTTTAAATGTTCAGAATTATCTGATACAAAATTCATAGCTAAATAGCTAGAGCTTCTATCAGAATTATCTCTTTTGAATATTAATTCAAAACACTCTTCAACATTAGTTTCAATATCGATATCAGAAACTAGTAATTGCGTCCAGTTCTTGTCAGCCTGAGTAGTTACTATCTCTCTTTTATCAAATACACAGCACTTTTTATTATTGTTGATTACAAAAATGATATTAACAAAGTTCTGTATCGACTTTATAAAATCATTAATATCCCAGTTCGGAAATATACTCTTATTAGAGTATAGATGTGTATTTGTATACATCACCATTTCTCTCCAGGGGCGTTCTCCAATCATTCCCCAGTTCATCAGTATACCATCATATTCAAATATATTTCTGAGTATAAATGTTACATATGGAAAGAAAGATATAACATAAGGAGCAAAGCCTGAACCGAGCTGTCCTGCATTAATGAACCTACCTTCATATTTCCACATCTTAGCTGAAGAATCAAAATAATTTATTGTTCCGGAACAATTATTATTAAAATTCTCATTTAAGTTAACAGCCTGAGTATTGAAGGTTCTTGAGTTATATATCTGAGCAGATGTAACCTCTTTAAAATAATCAGGATTTTTTACCGGAAACATTGCATATTGATGTCCTAAGTGATAGTTGTCAAAGGTATATTTATCTCGTTTATATCTCTGTGTAAATGCAAAATCTGACATTTTCCTTTTTACATTTTCTTCAGATAATTCACGTGTCATATCTTTAATAAATACAGAGTAATTACCATCTTTATACTTCTTAGCATGTGCATAACCATTTATTAAAACACAACCACCGGCAACGATCTTTGCCGGTAATTTATCTTTACGATTAAATGACGAGTTGAGCATGCGGAAATATGAGAATGCAACATCATTAACAGGAGTACTATAAACATTTATGTCAACAGCTATTGCCTGAGGTGTTTTATCAGTATCAAACAACTGTGTTTTTTGCACAAGAGTAAACCGGAAATCTTCCGGAAGATCCAGTTCCAGATTATTTATTATGATCTTTAGATTCATTTGTCAATACCATTAATTATATAATCAGCCTCTGCCTGACGTTCTGAGAGCGAGTTTCGTCCGTAAAGAGGTAGTTCTGTTTTTAGAGGTTGATCAAGCTTTTTCATTAGCTTATCGATAAGAATATTGTTTCTCTCAAGAGCCTCTGTTATACTATGTATATCAATGTCACTATTAGAGAATTGGTAATTATCTGATGTAACAGATTGTTCACTATAGCCACCATCTTTATAAGCTTTAGAGCTAATTGTAGATATTGCTTTTGGAAGGTTTAGCGAACCTACAGTGCCAGTTTTTTGAGCCATATTAATAACATCTAATACAGGCTTTATTGTTGGATTGTTTACAGCTTTATTGCTGGCTACAAACTCTCCTCCGGATTCACTAACCAACAATGTTGGTCTGGAGAAATAACCACGTTGTATACCCCGATATTCTGAATTATAAGTTTTGTTATCATCTTCTCCAATAACCTCTAAATATCCTCCACTTTTAAACTGTTGAGATTTGATTCTCTGTATTTGTGAAGCGGTTAAGGCTGCTTGACTTATAGAAAGAGCTGCTTTTATTACTTTATCCACAACAGGGTTATTTGTTATATGCCCTTGCCAAATTCTCATTATGGCCATAGATCCTGCAATGAAAGCCTGTCCAATCGCAACTTGTTGTTGTTTCCTGGCATACTTCTTTCTTATCTCATCTTTCTTTTCTTCATTGTCTCCGGCAGCATTTAGTTCTGCATTCATTTGCCCCTCATACATATTGTTGAGAGCTTCAAGCATATTACCTATACTTTGAAATGAAGCATCGTTAATAGCTTTTCTCTCTTCAGCTGTACGACGTTGAATTGCAATAAGAGCCTGTTGATACTCCTCTTCATTAATAACATCATTTTCCCGAAGAGTTTTAAGGTAGTCGAAGCGGGCTTGTTCTGTAGAGAATAAACCATTTACAGCTAAATTAACAGAGTCTTCTTTGTTCTTTTTATCAAGATCTTCACCGAGTTTTACATCTTCTTCATAATCAATATCGAGATCATCAACTTTAAAGTTTTCTTCATCTTTTTTTAGACCATTATTGAAATCGGCTATCAGTTTATTTATAAGCTTTTCTGCATCTTTGCGCTTTTCCATTAGCGCAATAGATTTATCTGTTAACTGCTTCTCGATATCATATACATCTTCGCCTTTTGCTTTGTATAACTCAAGCTTCTTTGTAAGATAAAGTATATCCTGAGCCAAAAGTGCTTCAGAATGTTCCTTCTTTGTCAATAGTTCATTTAGATACTGTTTTTTGATCTGAAGAATACGAGCTTTATTAAGTTGTTCAAGTTTTGCAAGTTCGTCTTCTATACCATTAAATCCACCACCACCACCTGAGCCTCCACTTTCTTGTAATTTATTCTCAGAGTGAGTTTGTTCATCAATCAGTTTTATAAGAGCTTTCTTAGTTTCTATTAGCTCTTTTTCTTTTTCATTATACTTTTCTACAGCTTTTAGTCCAATACCTCCCACACTTCCAAAATTCGTTATAGATGCTTCCACCACATCCCAAAAACCTAATTCGGCACCTTTGTTTGACAGATGAAGATCCAAAAGCTCCCCATCTATTTCAGAAAGTTTATCACGAGCAGCTTTGACGCGAGCAGCTTTCTCTAAGCTTAATATATATTCATCAATAGATTTCTTTGCTTTATCCGTGTTGATTTTCTCAAGAGTTAGATTACCTAAATAATCAGGAGCTAAATTATTCAGCTTCTTAATAGCTTCTTTCCTTTTCTCAAGACTTAAGGATTGATTCTTTGCAGTCCTGATAAGTTCTTCCATTTTAAGTTTCTTATCAATAATGGCTTTTTTAGCCTCAAGCTCTATAGCATTCAATTCCTTTTGAGCTCTTGTAACTGAATTAACTTTATTAATATACATTACAAGTGCTGCACCAGCAGCTACAATTAAACTTATAATAAGTACATATGGATTCATCTTTGAAACCATGTTGAAAAGGCGCATAGCAGCTGTAGCACGTTTTATATTACCTGTTAATAACGCTTTTGTAGCAGCAAATAAAATACCAGCAGCACGAGCTCCTTTTAATGCGATAGTTTGAGCTTTGAGTTTAATAGTACTGATCAATGTTGCTGTACCGAATCTGGTAGTCCACATAGTTTGTAATTTGGTAATTACCACATATGATGTAATAGCAGTAACAACCGGGATTATTATCTCCTTATATTCGGCAAACCACTTTATAAGCTCTACAGTTGCTTTAATTAGATAACTGGCGGCATTAGTACTAAAAGTAAAAGAAGGTGCTAATTTCTCACCAAGTTCCATAGCAACAAGACTAAATCTATTTTTAGCCTGGGCAAGTTTTCCGGCATTGTTATTTGTGTTTATCGAAGCCTGTTCAATTGCCGTATTTGTTCCTGTAACAGCATTCTCAAAACTCTTTATCTTAGATCTGTTATCAACGAGTAACTGAGCCATTTTTGAGTGCTCAACACCGAATATTGATGAAGCACTTTGACCATTCTTAAATTTAATATTAAGCTCCTCAAGTGCTCTGTTCATATCAAAAACACCGTTTTTATATCCGATATTTTTCTCTTTCATCTTAAGTAATACTTTATCAAAAGAGTTACCTGCTTGTGATGCTTCCTGATAAAACGGTGCAATTGTTTCAATTACTCCAGTCCAACCTTCAAGCTTGATACCCATCATATGAGCCGTTGTTCCGGATTTCTCCATTGCATCGGTCAGATAAGGGATATCAGCAGCACCAGCTTTAGATCCTGCAGCAAGAACATTGATAGTTTTTCTTGTGTCTTCAGCTCCTATATCAAATTGATTCATAGCCATTGTAAGTCCTCCAACGGCGGGATCAAGTTGTGTTTTTGCTGCTTCAGATAATATTATTGCTTCTTGAGTAACACTATGAAGAGCTTCTTTATTCTTCAGAAGTTCCGGACGTTTAGATCCTACCTTTGTATATGCATCGACAATTGCATCTGCGCTCTGTTTTATTCGTATGTTACCCTCTATTGTTGCTACAGATGTCTCTTTAGCTTTGTTGGATAGCCAGTCAAGTTTCTTTCCTGTAAGACCTGTTAAAGCGGAAAGATTACTTACCCGTTCTTCAAAGTTATTGAATATCCCTATTGCCTTTTTAAACGATAAAACAACTCCTGTTAATGATGCAATACCTACAGCTAATACTCCCCAATATTTGTTAAACGAATTAGTCATTCGTTGTGCCAGAGATGTATTTTTTTTGTATTCTGTATTAAGGAGCTTTAGTTCTGCTTTAACTTTGCTTAACTGCTCACTCTTTTTTGCATACTCTGTTGTATTGCGACCAGCTTTTCTTATCTGTCTGTTTAGTTTACGCTTTGCCTTTGTAAGCTCATCGATTGAAGCTCCGGATAGGTTATTAAGTACTCTGTCTAAATCAAATACATTTAGGTTAAGAGCACGCATTTGTTTCTTAGTAGCTTTTAATTCTTTCTCAAGTTTCTTGAATCCTGCAAGATCATTATTCTCTCGCATCTCAGCCATCTTCTTTTCAAGTCTGTCTGATTTGGTTCTTAAATTCTCAAGTTCATTTTCAGCTTGTTTCCCGTCTAAATACACTGAAGCTTTGGCTTCTTCGTGAATACTCATATATATTACTTTTTAGGCAATATATTTTTAGAGTACTAAAGGATAAAGGACAGCTATTTACCTCTATTTATATCATTGAATTTATCACCCATTTGTTTCTTTAGGTAATTTTTACGCCTTCTTGCATTTGAACTATCTCTGTATGCAACAGTACGAAGAGAACTAACTGTTTTTGATTGTTTATTATATCTTTGGTCAAATGCACTTTCAATTCCTTCAGCAATTAAACAAGCAGCTTCTTTTGCGTAGTATTTTGCTAAGAACTCCTTTAGCTTCATAATTTCTCTGAAGAACACTTTCGAATACCAGGGCTTTGCTTTTCTTTTCATCTGGTAACTTTGCGTAGAGTGATCAAAATATGCATTATCACTAAGATCTCCATCATTGCCTTTGCTTATCTCTTTACCAACTCCCATGTCAACGTATAAGCCATATTCCTTGAATATGAAGTCAATCTTTGATATATCGCCATTTGCAGCAGTCATGATGTGATTTATAAAAGAGTTAAATAGTACTCCTGTGTCATATATGTCTAAAGCATTCATTTTGCCTTCCCACATTTTTATAACAACTTGTGCCCACTCTTTAAGAAATTGTTCCTGGCTTTTCTCGTTCATAATCCTATCTCATTTTTTATTATAAATGACATATGATATCCGTGGTAGTTTTCTGCAACAGGACCAACTCCAATATAATTGATCTTTTTCTTGTCAAGTCCATATGTTGGAGAGTCGTATTCCTTAGAATCTTTATTTATTTCTTTTAACAATTTGAAACCTTCTGTAAGAGCTTTACTTTTTGCTTTACGTCTTGATTCACTATTAAGAGTAGCTTTAACAAGTACATAAAAAGAGAAATAACCGACATTTGTAAATCCTTCATTAAAGTCCAAGTTACCTAAGTCTATATCCTCAACACATATTTCTATGTCTTTTTTATCTCTTACTTTTTCAAGAAGAAGCTCCTCTAATTCGCCTAATCCGGAAACAGAGTTTAGTCCGGCATCAGGGATAATAACAGGCAGCTTCTTTTCTATATAGCTATAACAATCAAACATTCTCTAAATCCTTTATTTGTTCAAGTTTAACATCTAGTTGTTTAAAAGCTTCATGAACCGGAGAGTTTAATAATTTAGGGTTTCTAGTAATATCTCCATCATTCAAAGAAGATAGTGTGTTCAGAAATATTTCTGAAGGATCCTGCCCTGGTTCAGCATCATCAGCACCGCTGAAGAGGTTAGGATATTTATTCTTTAAGAACTCTTTAACTCCGGTAAACCATAAGTAAACAGCTGTTTTAACGTTATTAGATTTAAACATGAATCTTTTTCCGTATTTGTTTACTGATTCAGGATTAAATACTTCTCCTTTTTTTAGATACAGACAGCCAACAAACTTATTTAGAAACATAATTTTCTGTTTAACAGAATATGCATTATAGAATATATCGGCAGTAAGATACTGTTGTAAAGTGACAGTATATATTTTACGATCTGTACCACGATACTTTCCAATAGTTTTAATGTTATTCGGAAGTTGAATACTATTAGTAAGCCAATCGAATTTTTTAATAACCCAATTGATCTCTTCAAGATTGATAAGGATCTTCTTGTTTCTTGAATCCTTAAACCATCGCCAGCACCCATCCTTATCAATAATTGTTTGTTTGCGCATGAGCCTTAGATCTGTTAGTATCATAAAGGCTTTTACATTAAAAGTGAGTTCTTCTGGTTGTTCCCGAAACAATGCTGCAATTCTGATAAGTTGTTTATCGGTAATATTGTTCCAGTTGCAAACTTTTATATCTACTCTTTTCATCCGAATCCAATTACGCTTTTATCTAAGTTTACTGAAGGTTTTACTTGTAATTTTGCATACAGTTCACTTTCCTTATAAATAGGATAGTTATCAGCTTTATTGAGTAATCCTTTTATTCTAGCTTGGTATATCTCTGCTTCAATGGTGTTTGTTGTAACGTAATTTGCTGTTGCAAACTTGCATAACTCTAATACCTCAGTATCATTATCATCTAAATCTTTACCTTTTAACAGGTATTCGCAATACTCTGTACTTATTATTTTCTCAAGGTAGATCTTCTGATAGTTGATCATAGATGCTCTTAACATTTTAAATTCAGCTCTTGATCCTGAAAATGAAACATGTCTTTTAAGTTCATTAAGTGTATGAATAAATACATCTGACAGTATTGAGTAAGCAGGCGAATCTTTCCATTTTTCATGATGTTTCTCTGTTTTTTCTAAATAAGTGTATAGTTTTTCTATACTATTATCATACTTCTTCTCTATCTGTTCTATTAGCTTATCAACTCTTTGGCGACTTGCAGGAGAGTAGTTTTTATTACCTACAACAGCAAAGCCAGCATCGGTTAATACAAGATCTAATTCTGGTATTCTATTTAGGAAGGTTTTAAGATAGATTACCCTTTCTGTCTTTTTTTGCAAAGTGAGATCTTCACTTATTGATTCGAACAAAGAGTCACCAATAATTTCATCCTTTATAGTTTCTGACGAATCGTCAAACTCATCTTTATATATATCAGCATTATCACCTAATATTGTAGGTATAATCTTTTTCATATTATCAATACTGAACTCTATCATATCTATTCCTTTTCAACTTCTTTCTTACCGTTTTTCTTTTCATCAAGGGTTGTGAACTCTATATCCGGAACCATAAAGACAATATCTTCAGGCCAATTATTATAGCGTTTTATTACAGTGAGAACTCTTAGTATTCTATCACGGAAAGGCTTTTCCATTGCCTGCTTTATCATAAAGAGTTCTCTTTTGTCTGTGCCGGAGAAGGATCCTTTATTCTTTCCTGGAGTGCTGCCGATCAGAGAGGGGTGAACACTCATTGCATAACTAACAATATTGCTAACCTCTTCACTGTCTTCTATATATTCTCCACCTTTAATATCACCTTTAATAGGTTCTATCTCTACATATTTTTCAAAAGCTCCACTGTTACCTGCTGCCATAAACTTCTTTAAAGCAACAATGGCTTTGCCTGCATTTTTCTCTCCAGAGAGGAATTTGTTGAACTTATCATATTCCTCTTGTTTTCTCTTTACAACAGCATCATTATCTGTAACATCAATACCTTCTGCCTGAAAGAGCTCAGACCAATATTTGTCAGAGATGTATATTATAAATCTTACAGCCATCTGATTCTTTAATAGAGCTTTTTTAAACTCAGGAATCATCGTTAAAAAATCATACCAGCCTGATTCAAAGATACTCCACCATGCAGGTTCTGAATAGTATAATTTACCTGGTGTAGGAAAGGTTACCGGTATTACAAAACGCCTGTCTTTAGATCCTTTTTCAATGCGTTCTCTAAGATCTTTTAGAGGCCTTTTTCTGTGCAATGCAGGTGTCGGTTCAACATTTTCTTCAGAAGGAGAATCATCCCATTTTGAACTGTATAGGTGATAATCTATCTGTGCTGTTTTTTTGTTCATTACAGTCCAACGACTGTACACAGCTTCTTTATGGGACAATTCAGTAATTGTCTTACCATCATTGCTAAGTATTACTTCAGGAAAAACATTAAAGAATGTTTTCATATCAGTGCAAGACTCAAGCCACCACCCGGTAATATCATTCTCTTCGAAGAAATCAAGAACTTGCTGATCTGTTACATCCTCATAGGTAGTCTTACCTTTTTTGATAACTCTTTTGGCAGGTTTAATGCCTTGTCCATATGCTACAAGAGTATTGAATAATAAATTAGAATTAACAACCTCACTCTTCTTTATCTTCTTCATTACTTGTTGAGGAAGATCATTGTTCTTTCCCCAGGGGCATACGGTATACTTACCTATAGTTACTGAGGATTCAGGTTCTTTAAATATCTCCCTGCTACTTTGCTGCATAATTACAGCCTTGCATTCAGATAGGTATCCTATATCTATTATATTGTCATTTATCATAAGAATACCTCCTCGCCATTGAACTCAACAATAGATGCTCTTCTTATTGTTATAACTTGATTGGAAGGTAAGATCTTTATATTCATTGTTCTACCACTGCTGTAAAAGCTGGTACAGACACACTTTTTTATTTTTATTAATTCACCCTCTTTAGAAACAAAGGAGATTGAGAACTCCTTGTTATTTGTGTCCACGAGCTTATGTATCAGACCTACATGTACCATATGTTTTTATTTACAATATGGTAATCGGATTTAGCAGCTTAAAGGACAGCCGAAGCAGCCTACACACGATGCCACCCCCGAGGCGGTTTGGTAATTACCTGAATTATTTTTCTTATTTAGAATCAATCTAATACCTGCATATAACACGATTTTATACTAATGGTAATTACCAAAACTAGACAGGGCGGGGCGGGGTCTTACGACAGAAAAATGGGAAAATTCCCTTTATTTCATACCCTTATATGTTAGATTATCAGTGTTTTGGTTTTTTTTAAACGGGAGGTGTTGTCGATGTTTTTATATATTAGCGATTTCGCTATATTTTTTGTATCTTTATTATATAAAGAAAAAGATAAATGTATTGCTAACACATTAAAAATTAAAACGATGAACAAAAAGAGTTTAGAGATTACCAAAAAAGAAACAGAGACTAAAAACAACGACAAAAGCAAAGCTTTGAAGATTCCGCAAACCTATGAAGAGCAAGTAATGTTCTTTAGAGAAAAACAGAATCTTGTTAAGCAGTCGGAACAGCTTAAAAGTTGGCAGGACTCAATAAATAGTCATGTTACTATAATTGATGAGAGTGGGAAAATTGACGACTTTACAACTAATATGTACAACCTTACATTATCATCGAAAGGAAGTAATGACTATAGAAATGAGGATATTTTTTCAATTAATAATCCTGTTTTAATAAAAGAGTTTTTACTCTTTATCTCTGATAAGATGGATATCAAAATCGAAGCACTTAAACAAGAATTAATCAAGTAATCACCCAGGAGGGGGAAACCCCTCTAAACTCCTTTAATTATGAATTTTTTAGATAGACGTAAAGAGCTTAAACGGCTTTCTAATGAAGCGTTAAAGCTTAGAACAGAAAAAATAGAGAGTGCAAAAAGCGAAGATTTAAAAACGTTTTGGCGTACCCGATCAATAAACTATATACTAATGCATCAGATTTACAACCTTAACGGGGAGGTTGAGTTTAAAACCTTTGAAGAGTGGACCAAAGAAGGATATACAATTATAAAAGGGTCTAGCGCTTTTGTTATCTGGGGGCAACCTGTAGAAGTTGTAAAGAAGTTTGAAAAAATAAGATATTGCCCTTTAAAATATCTCTTCTCTGATAAACAAGTTTATCGCTATCAGGAATCACAGGAACCAACAACAACCAATACTGCTAAAAAAAAGAAGTTTGAAACAATCAATCTTGATTTAATATTATGAGTAAAGAGTTAAGCGAAAAGCAAAAGAAAAGAATTGCACTTTCTGAACTTAGCAGAAAAGCAGAAGCATTAAAAAAGCAGAAACAGGAAGATGCAGGAACAATAACAGAACAGCTATTTTGGGCTAGTAGAACAGTTAATTATATGCTGTTAAAGTATATGTATGATACAGAAGGAGCGGAGGAGTTTAAAACCTTAGTTCAATGGAGAAAAACGGGATATAAAGTGAAAAAAGGTTCTAAATCTTTTACTATATGGGCACAACCCAGAGAGGGAAAATACAAAGACCAAAAAGAGAAAGAAGAAGAGAAAGACGATGAACACAAATACGAATTTTTTCCAATTTGTCACCTGTTTAGTAACCTTCAGGTAGAGCCGATAAAAAATGATAAAGAGTGATTTAAACACTAACCTATGTATTGATAGGTTAGTGCGCGGAATAAGGTGTAAAAGCCCTTCAGCATGCGCTCACCCCCGGTACTTTTACTCCTTCGATTATTTTTACAACATATATTTTAAGTAACTCTATGAAAAAGAGGTTTAAAATATTTGTTATAAAAAGCTTATTTAACCAACCCAGCCTGTAGGCGAAATAATTCCTGAGCCATGATTCCAACCAAACAAGAAAGCCCCCAATAGCAAAGTATCAAAAGCATCCGTTCCATCAGTTCTGTGTTCTAATTTATCCTCTTCTGTTTCAGCAAGCTTCTCTCTAGATTTATCCTTTTCGAATCCGTTTCGTCCTATTTTAACACCAGCCTGTTCTAAGGCCAGAATAAGAGCTTCGTTATTTGCTTTGTTTATTTGTGGAATTAAGTATTTCTGACCTTTTAATGATTGATCTAACATTAAGTGTTTCTGCCTATGTTTCTCAGGATTCCCCATATATACCTTTGCTATGCGCCATTTATTTTTGTAAAATTGATTACATATTACAGAGGCAAAGTCCTCGTCACTAACGGCATAATTACTGCCAATAGCAGTGCTATCGTAGTAATAAACCACTTCTTTAGTTGGGTGAAATCTATAATAATTACAAAAGTCATCTACTAATTCACGTAATTTTCGTTCGTATTTAACGAAGAAACTTTTTAGGATTTTGATTTTCATGCCATCAACCTGACCAACAACAAGCCAGTTTATATTAGCATTGTAGTCAAAAGCAATCAATAATGGTTTTTTGGGATTTATATCACCATCCTGTCGGCATCCCATATTGCCAACTTTTAATTTTTCGAAGTCGTAACCTAAGTCACTTAGATAGCTGTTATTGAAAGCTGTATAGTAGTGTATAGATTCTCTTAGACTGGGATAGAAACCATCCTTCAATCTGGTAACCCTTTTACACAGTATTGATGTTTGGAATATTAAAGGTGGAAGATCTCTTTTCATCTGCTTGATATACTTCTCTCCAAGTAATTGTATATTCTCAATTGTAGATACCTCCTTATAGTATACTGTAATAGATCTTAGTTTAGCAAGATGTAATTGAATCTCTCTATAACGTCTTTTTTTGTAGGCAGTAACTTTGCCTTCTTTTTCTATGTTGTATTTTTCTACTAACAATGAGTGAATAGCCTGAAGTAATTCAATCTTCATCTTTTCTCTGTAGTCAAGAAACCATGAACCTTTCTTTGTAGTTGGCATATCACTACATATTAGCATTGAATGATGGTATGGACAATGAGAGAAATGACCCTTAAAACCACCATTTGCAGGAATAGTCTCATCTTTTAGTTTCTCGTAATCAACGAATTTAGCTTCATCAATATCAATATAATCGAGTGTTAGTGAATTAGAGGATCCTTTGATGTCCTGTGATATCATATACCAAATGGAGCCGTTATACCAGGATAAAACATTATCGTATGATATAGGTTTTATATGCGGTTTTTGGAAACCTGCAGATCGTGGAGGTTTATGACCTACATAATAATGAACATCTCTTTTAAAGCCAAATTGTTCTAATGCCTGAAGAGTTCCTGGCAGAGTTCTGGTTTTTATCTGCTGTAGTGATGTTCCAACAATTCCGCCAGCAGATCGGGGCATATACTGAAAATTACGTTGTAACCACGGAGCTCTGACACCATGTGTTTTACCAAAACGTCTACCTCCAACAACAACAGTTGTATGAGCTCCGGTATACATTATGTTTTGTTGAGCTTCGTTAAAGTATTGTTTATTTTTCATTTACAACCTCCTCAAGCTCTTTGTATTCTTTCATATCCTCAAATTCTATATCGTCAGAGTACTTTTTTAGAAGATCTGTAATTTTTTTTCTATGATTTGGTATAGGAGTAATGCCAAGTACTGATGGATCACTGGTTACTTCATATGTTTGTGGAATGATCTCTTCCCACGGCATAACCTCATCATCCTTCTGGTCAAGCTGTGTATACTTACCAAGTTTATCAGCAGCCATAACCATTGCTTTTACATCATTTGCCTCTTTCGCGCGGTTATAAGCTTCATCAAGCATATCAATTACTTTATACCTTTGCCACTCCTTGTTTGCATTCCGAACATTGCCTAACAAGAACTTAAGGTTTGCAATATCCCTGTAAGCCTGACTTTCTGATACATGATAATTAGCTATGAGAAAGACTCTCATTTCACTATCACGCATAGTTGGTTCGTCAAGCCATGCTGTAAATCCTGCTTTATAGCGTCTTAAAACATTAAGGTCACTTTCAGAAAGTCCATCCTTTTTGCCTTCAAATAGTGCGATTTTTAGTTTATCTAGTGTATGTGGCTTACTCATTTTTATTTCTCGCTTAGTACTTGTTTTTTCATGTATTCGCGTACAGAGTTTTCTGCCTGGGGGCTTCCTTTCTTAGCAAAATTTATTACCTGTCTTCTTATCTCAAGTTGAGACATAAGCTTTGCATGAAAATATCTTTTGCCTATTTCGCTATTGTCACGTTTTAATTCTATTCTGAGGTCTTTTACATTTACACTTAATAGAATTGCAATCTCATCAACAGAAAGAAATAACCCGGCATACTCTTCAAGTCTTGCCAGATCCTCTTCTGTTAATTCCATTCAGCAGCCTCCTTTATAACTTTAGTAATCTTATCACTGAAGAAGTTTACCAAATTTGGCTCTGTAGATATTATCCCTGCTTCATTTTTATCGTTATGTGTAGCATTACAACTCATAACAGATACAGCAGATCTATAGGATCTACATAGAATAACTTTGCTGTGATTATTTGTAAAGAATACTTTGTCCGCAATATTCTCAAGAAACATAAACAGAGAACTGTTATTCAAAACTGAGAAATCAAGAATAACAGTTAAATGCTTTATTCTATTTCTCAACTCAGATAACCTGCATATGAAATAATCAGATATTGCAAAAGAGCTGATAATAACATCAGCTCTTCCTGTATAACCCAACATGTTTATGAGAACATCAATACTCTCTTTATAACCAAAAAAAGGAGTACTAACATTTGATTTCAATTCCATAGATCTTTAATTTTTCGATAGTTTCATCAGCAAAGTTTTCTCCTCCGGAAAGCAGGTCATTAAACCTCTTATTCATCTCTTGAATTTTTCCATCTCGTTTCTTTTGATTCTCTTCACCAGTCAACTTTTCGAGATCTTTTAATCCTTGAGTTATATACTTTCTATCTCTGGATACTTTTTTAGGGTCAAGAGTGGTATTAACTGTTTGGGAATTAGTATCTGTATTTTCAGTTTTGTTTTCCACAAAATTGTCAATTGTTTTCCATCCTTCGGTTATATGGTCATCAAGATCATGAATCTCTTTTATGAGATCAGATCTATCAATATCATTTGTTAAGAGCTTTAACTTTTCATGTTTGGCTCTCATGATTTTATATGCTTCAGAGATCTTATCGAAAACTTCTTTTAACTCTTCAGGGAGATCCTCTCTCTTCACATTTTTCTGTTCCTTTACCGGATCTTTTTCTTTTTGTTCTGTCTTTGAAACAGAAGATTCAATAACTTTTAACAGAGGTTTTGAAATGACTTTTTTCTCTTTTAATTCCCAATCTTTCATCTTGTCAAGTTCGTAGACAAGCTTACTCATTCTCTGTTTCCTGGCAAGGAAATTAATTACAGATCTGTTTCGGCTATATTTGCAGAATAGTTTGTAACCTTCTGCAAAGACTTTATCTTCATCAGGAATCTCAAGCCATTCTGTTATTTCGTTTTTATTACTCATATTAAGTGGGAGTTAAAGGGGCATAAAGCCCCGTTTGTTACTCAGATGGTGATGGTGAAGTTGTTGGTTTAAAAACACCGTCTTCACAATCAAGAGTTCCTGTTTTCAATTTTATCTCTCCTGTATATTCAGGCAATGGAGTTACACAAGGTGCAGATATTTCAATGGTTAATCCTTTGTCGGAACCAGGAGCATCTCCGGAATCACCCTTTGTATCTACTGTTAGATTATACTCTTCATCACCTAAAACAACATACTTATTGCCAGGCTGAGGTATCACAAACACGCAGTTACTGTTTACAGTCCCTTTAGCAAAAGCTTTTGCTTCTGTAGATATATCAGGGTATTTGAGATTCCCTTTATTAGTAAACATTTTGCAATCCTTTTCACCAAGAGTTTCGAAGGTGACTTTACCTTTACCCTGGGTTGTATAGATTGTAAGCCAGTTCTTCCCATCTTCTAGGACATAATCACCATTAAGCTTAATCTCATCAGCTGTTGTTGATGGTTTGTCTGGTATTTTGGGATGTGCTTGAATCCAACTTTTAGGAATCCAATACGCAATGCTTTTGATACCACTATGGTTAACCTTACCATCTGTCCATTCTAAATTTTCGAAGTTCATATCTTAGTTTTTTAAGAGGTTGCGATTTTTCCGTAGCATAACATTTCAGGATCTATAGACTCAAATTCAGTCCCGAAGTACATCATCATAAATAGTTGTAGTAACTTAGGATTGTCTACTTCTCTGATTCTAACCTTTTCCATTTGTGATTTCTGATCGACACCAACAAGCATGTTTTTCTTTGTAGATAGTATGATTCTATTGGTTTTTCTTAAACCAATTAGAGGAACTAATTCACATGTGTCTTCAGTTCCTTCCAGAAATGTCTTTTTGTATTGCTTGTTAAATGGAGATGAACCAAAATCATTCTGATACCCTTTGTTATAAAGGTTATATATAGTTTTAGGAAGAAACATTTTTGTTTTCTGATCTTGTAGTTCTTCAGACGCAGAATCCAAATACATCTGCATCAAATAATCAACAACATTATCTTCAGTTAGAATAGGCAGATCACAGAAATTACCTTTTGCAGAACTAATATTCCCATCAGTTACTTCTTTATCTCCAATAGTAACAAATCCGTTAAATAGATCCTTTGTTTTATCTCCTGCCGAATTTCTTTTTGCAGTGAATATAGATTTTGCAAGTTTCTCTCCAATCTTAGCCGTTTCACTCATAGCTATGGCTTTTGAGATTGGCATCTCTTTTTTATCCTGACTAAGAGATCCACCAAATACTGTTCTGGACATTTTGATAGGATCAAACTCTTCAACTACATCACCTAAAAAAGTCTCTAATTCCCTTAAAGTTGGATCATCAGGAGTTGAAGCTTTTCGGTATGTTTTGTATGGACCCAATTCAGGATCAGTGGTGACTTTACCAATAGTCTCTTTACCCCGAACACCTGTTCTGAATGTCATATGTTTAACAGTGTCGCTTATTTTAGCAACAGGCATCATTAACAACTCTTTTCTATACTTATTACCTGTTTGTTTTAACTCTTCTGTTAATTCTTCTTGTGATAATTCTTCAGCCATTATTCCTGCATATTTAAAAATTCCATACATGAAGCATAAGCCTCTTCATTAGTCTCAGCTCCTTTATCTTCATTATTACTATTAGAGATTGTGTCTGTCTCTTTAGTTATAGTAGAGGTTTTGGCACCAGAGCTTTGTTCAAGCTCTTTAATCTTAGCATCTTTCTGTGCTATTTTTCCTTGAGCAATTGCAAGATTGTTTTCTGCAGTTTCTTTTGCTTTTAAAGCTTCTTTTAATGAGTTGCCTGCTGTAACCATCTTTCCAAGTGCTTCATTTATGGCTTCAAGCTGCTCCTCGTTCATCGCAAAATAACCATCGGAGCTGTGAAGCTCCTTAACGCCAAGAGCGGCGTTAACAAACGAAAATTGTTTCATATCAATATTTGTTAAATTTTGTTGCTGAGTATTACTATCAGATAGTTCTATAACCTTATCTATAGCGACAGAGAATTCGCCTATATCATCAATAAGCTCTCCTAAAACATCCTTTGCAAAGAATGTTTTTCCTTTGTGGTGCTTCTCTGAACTATTTGGTAGGTTCTTTTTTATGTCCGCAGTGAACTGTTCGTTCAGCGGATCAAGAACAGATTGCCTCATGATCTCATAATTACCTTTGAGGGCTTCTTCGTATTCGTCATTCTTTTCTGTAGACTCTGTTGCATACAATCTAATAGAGACTACATTATTATGTTCAGAGTTAGCTTTTCTACCCTCAAAACCTATCATAGTTCCTATGCAGCCAATTCTGTCCATTTCGCGAGAAGCAATTATATAGGCAGCATAGGATCCTATGTACATAGCTGCTGAACACATCATGCCATCTACCCAGACAACAATTGGTTTTGTACATTTCAGCATCGCTTCTGTCAGTTCCGGAACTGCTACAGATTGACCACCTCCGGATTCAATAACCATAATGTGGCCAATAACAGAGTTATCAGCATCGGCATTCAATAATCTGTTTGCTAAAGTTCGGGTTCCGCGAGGACCACACTCTGCATCATGTTTTAATATTACACCTCTTACTGGCAATACATTTATTACACGTTTCTCTTCTCCTTCATATTCTTCACTGCTGGCTGATATTTTGTATGGCTTTGAGTTCATTGCTTCAGCTTCCGGTTCGAAAGCTATGCCATTAAGCATACCATACAGAATAGGAGTTACTCCAGCTAAAGTTGTTGCCTCAATCTGCCAGGGAGAGTTAAGAATTGAACTGATGAAACTATATCTCATAAAAAAATACCTTACTAATTACTATTTTGTAGTAACAGCAAGGTATTTACTAACTCAACTTGTATAAAGGACATGGTCTTGATTCAACCACGTGGTATTTCACTCTCAATAGTGTATTTATAGCCCTGAAATTTTGCTAATCCTGAAGCAATATATTTATGAGAAAACTTTGCCGGACTATATGATGTGCCCACAAATATATACTTATTATTTATAGTGGTAATTACATATACAGTACGATTTTTAGCCAGAGTATTAAATATATCATCATACTTATCTTTATCGCAAACTATTTCGCCAGTAATTTTCTCATTTATAAGTTCTCCTGCTTTAGTCTTTTTTGAAGAGTATTCATATGTATTGTTCTCAAGTCGGGAGTTTAGAGTTTTTAACTTGCCGTCTTGAGGATCTACAAACTTTATTTCTTTAACACCGGTTATCATATCTGTAATTATTTAGAATCAATCTTATTAGGGACAACTAAGGACAATAAGGGACAACTAAGGACACCTGGGGACACGCAGGGGACAATTAAGAGAAAAATTTTCCTGCACATCTTGACTTTTTTTTAAGATTTTCTCTTGATCTGAATTCTCGCTTCTTCAGAAATTCATATGTCTTATCTGTTAAGGGCAGTTCTCTAGTTTCCATAAAGGTCCAGATAGCACTCTTAATGTCTACTTTGTTACGCATAATATCTAAATAGAGATGAAAATCTTTCTCTAAATGTGAATTGATGTACTTGTTGAGAACCTTTAAGCCGGAGCAGCTTATATATCTGTATTTTTCTGTGTCAATATTTAACCAAGCCGGAAGCACTATTTCCGTCACCCTAAAATCATACCCTTCAGGCTTCCGGCTGGTTAATAAAGAGGTAATAACGTCGCTTAGATTCAGTTTTCCGCTTATTATTAATGAATCCCCTAAAATGTATTTTAAATATGCATTATTATACTCTGTAAGCGTGATTAGGGTCTTCATTTACATTATTACATTTGAACAATGTAAAAGTATAAACTTATACGGTTAAATAAAAATGAATTTAAAAATATTTATTCAGATTCAATTTTATTTAATAATTCCTGAAGCTTGTTGCGAAGAGCTTCTTTCTCTTCAGCTGAGAACTTACCACTGCCGTTTAATCGGCCAACTAATCGTTTTCTGGCCTTCTCAGCATTGTCTTTAAGATCCGGAAATATCAAAGTTGCTACTCCAGCCTTGTTAATAACAGGATCATCTAATATCTCTTTCATGATTGCTTTTTTGTTGAAGATAGTCATCATATGATAAGTTGCCAAGATTAGTGAGTTTTTGCCTGGCATCTTTTAATTCGGAATAAACCTTATCAAGGTTCTGGCAGATCCTCTCCAGATCAGCCGACTGATTCTTATATGCAGATTGGATAAACTCCATATAATCGGTATAGGTGTTACTCATTCTATACCTCCCTTCTTTAATTCAACAGTACTACTATACTTCGTACATATTGTTGTTCGACTCTTTTGTGTTAGCATAATTGTATAAAACGAAAGAAGCGGTCACTGCTAACACATTCTTACGATGAAGAAAGTCTAGGGACTCATCACCCATATGCCGCTTCTCAGGTATCTTAATGAAATAATTGCAATATGAAATCATCGTATATATTTTGAATGTGTTAGCACTTCAAATATACGACTTTTTAAGAAACTCTATTTAATGAATGTAGTTTCTTTTTTCTCTCAACAGGGCTGAGCACCCTTCAAATCCTGAGGTATTATGATAAATAAAAAAAAAATTAGCAGTGAATCTGAGAGGTTTGTTGCTAAAGCTCTATATTATAGAGTTTATAGATTATTATACATGATAATATATCTTGAGGAGAAGTGGGGTATTATAACTAATATAATTGATTGGTTAGAAACTTACTTGTAGATTAAATGAAAAGAGCATCAAATGTTTGATGCTCTTTTAATAAAAATATGACCTTGTATTATTTAATCTAACATTTCATATTTATTGAATTCACTTTTCATTTTTGTTTTTATAGCTTTCTTTAAGCTATTGAATTTAAGTTCTAAATAATGCTCTTTAACTTCTATAGTTATTGTTTCAATACATGTTTTAGTGACCTTTATAGGATTCAACTTAAACTTGGAATCTTTTATATATGCATCTTCGAACTGATATTTAATTTTTTTTAAATCCAAGCTATCTATAAAACGATCTGAATCATTTAAATTTGTATAAGTTAACTCAACTACCTCATCTTCAGATGGTATTCTATACTTGAAATCTATTAGGAATAAATTTAATGAGCTGCCATTTTTATACTCCAAAATAGGAGGAACATAAATCCTATATAAGAATAGAGTGTTTAATATATGATTATAACTGTTGTATATTTTAAAAGCAGAACGTTTTATTAAAGAGTTTTTTGTCTGTTTGATTCTATCAAAAAACACTATTAAGTGAGAAGTTCTAGGGTCATGTATAACTCCTTGACTAAAGTATTTATATTGATTCCTATTTGAATTAGAAACGAATTTCCTTATACTTTTACTTACAATTTTTTTTTGAACCATTTTCGTTGATCTTGGTATCTGGATTACTTTGCTTGAATAAGCTGTTAGAGTATATAATATCGATATCGTAAAATTGGATAAATCACTAGAAATTATTGGGTTTCTGCCATGGTCATAATGCTTTAGTACTCCTTGGAGAGTGTTCTTGAAATAGAATAGAATAGTGGCTATATCACTGCTTGATTTTTGTGATTCATAATATAGATTTCGGATCTCATTGTATAGACTGTCGATATTTGATTTTCTAAGAGGATAATTAGAATATGTTAATGGTGTGTATTTATCAATTAGCTTTTGACATTCAATTTGAACCTTTCTATTAGAATCCTGAATACTTTGAAGTGTATTTGTTATGTGATTTTCGACTAATTTTTTGCGTAGTAAAGGATATGTTAAGATGATGCCAAGAAACAAAGCTAATACACTTAAAGAGTCTTTGACATATGGAAAGTATTTTTCAAATGTTGATTTTGTATTATTAAGTTCCGTTTCATATTTCTTTTTTGTCTCGTTACCAAATGCTTGTTCACTAGTAGAACCATACAGTATTAATAGTAATACTATCATAGTGTATTTAAAAAAAGTATTTTTCATATTGATATAGTTTGGTGTAAAAATATAACGTCTAATTTATAAACGTTTTATTTATCTACCAAATGTGTTCTCTGTATCTGTAGTTTCTACACGAAAAAAGTGTAAAAGTGTAACCATGTATTTTGTTGTGGTTAAATACTTGTTTTATAGCCTTATAAACTAAATACACTATATTTTTTTATTTTGTAACTGATCATTTAGGAAAATGTAACTGTGTATTAGAGTTATACTAGTTACATTTTAAAGTGTAACCTTAAAAAAAATGTAACAAAAGTGTAACCTTTATAAATTACTCTTTTTTAAAAGGTTTTGGAGTTGGTTACAGAAATACACTTTTTTAGTAGGTAAAAGAGGAGAGGTAAAAGGAGAGGAGAGCCTCTGGAAAAAATGCCGCTTAAGTAATAAGGGAAGAGTATAGTAAATAAACATGAAAAGGTTACTTTTGTAAAGTAGTTGTATTAATTTGTAAAGTATATGAATATACCAAACCTACCGACTGATAACTTATATAAGTTTATGGCTATTTCAGGAATATTTATAGCTATGGTTTTTTTCTTTTATCCTGAATATATGATTGATAAGTTGGATTTGTACATTCTTGATCATAATAAAAATGTACTTATAATTAAGGATGAAATAAATTATCTGGATAAAAAGATGAGAAAGGACTTTATTTTATTAGAGATGATTGAAGATGAAATAAATGCGAATGAAGATAATTTAAATTACACTTTTAATGTAACAAATGATATTAAGTATATAGAAAAAAAATATTTGTCCTATAAGAAGGAGTCTGATAGTATAAAGCATTTATTAATAGAGATGCTTAAAAATGATGAAACAAGTTTATTGTTAAAAAGCATAGGTAATAATATAAATCAGATGGGGTATGAAGAAAAAATTATTTCTCATATGGAAGAGAAGATTAATAGATTCTATAGATATAAAACTGTAGGGATTACTTTTGGTATTATGTTGTCTTTTTTAGGTTTTCTATTTTGGTATAGTAGATCTCAGAAATTTATAGATGAGAGGATGAAGAGTGAAATTATTGATAATAAATACAAAAGGCATAGTATGATAAAAAATAAAAATAAATAGATATGAATGACGTGATTAAATTTTTTATAGAAGAGAAAGAGTGGGTCTTTTCTGGAATTGGTATTTCTGTTTTAGGATTTATCTTTAATAGAGGCAGAAAAAAATATGTAAAGCAGAAACAAAAGATTAATAATAATTCTACAGGAATACAAGTAGGAGGTGATATTAATAATTTTTTTAAAAAAGATTAATATTATGAGTCAAAGGCAAAAAATATCTGATGGAAGTTCAGGTATTCAGATAAATGGTAATGTAAATTGTGGTATATCATATAGTGATGTACGTGATATAGTTCTGGATTTATTTAAACAAAATTTTCCCAAATTGTTGGAAGAAGCTAAAGAGCAGGCTTTACAGAATTTAAAAGAATATGAAAAGCATTTGGATGAGTCATTAAAAAGGCGATTAGAAGATGTTGATTTTAATAAATTTAAAGATCCAAATACACAGTATATATTAAATAATTCTATTAGCTATGCTGCAAGAAAAGGTAAAAAAATTGACTTGGATTTACTTTCTGAAACTTTGGTTACATCTTTACTTAAAAGTAATACTGATATTTTAAACATTATTTCAGAACAGGCTGTAGAGATTATTCCTAAATTAACATTAGAAAGTATTAATATGTTGACATTTCTTTTTTCTTTTTTCAATATCAGGATGGTTGTGAGTGAGTCAATATCAGAAACAGAGGAATTTTACAAAAAGATAATAGAAACTCATAGTATACCTGCTAATAATAAGGTTCTAATAGGTTATATGGAGTCATTGGGTATATTGTCAAATCTTCATATAGGGAGAAATGATGTTTATAATAAAATTAAACTTGACTATCCCGGCATTTATAAAAATTCTAGTAAAAGTGATATTCAAGAAGATATTCAGAAGAATGCACCAAATCTATTTAAGGTTATTAAGATGATAGAAGATAATCGATTTGATAAGGTGGAGCTAACACCTTTAGGGATGTTAATATCATTAATTAATATGAGAAATTATTTGCCAAGCATAGATTATAACGAATGGATAAACTAATAATTAACATAAATATTTCAACAGAAACTAAAATACTAACACAATAAAAGATTCTAAATTAAAATGTCTCTTTTTAATTGTGTTAGTAGTAATGTTATGACTTTACTTATCCCTCTCAGCAATAAATGCTTCAAGTGAGTTTATAGTGTTGTGACACTGTCCCCGAAACTGTGTAAATGGGTTAAAAAGAATTAACCTATTTATATTTGTAACATGATAAGTAAAGAAGAATTATTAGAGTCAGATTTTTTAGATCAATTTAAAACAGGAGAAGAATTAGATAGATTCTTAAAGAGCGTCTTCAATAGAGGAATGGAACAGATCCTTAAAGGAGAGATGGATCATCATCTTGGTTATATCAAAAATGATAAGAAAGGCGATCTATCAGGAAATAGCCGTAATGGTTATAGTAATAAGAAGTTGAATAGTGAATTTGGAGAAATAGATATCAATGTTCCTCGTGATCGTAATGGTACTTTTGAACCCCAAATAATACCCAAGCGCAAAAAGAACCGACCAGGAATTGAAACATTGATAATATCCTTGTATGCTAAAGGCATGACAGTGTCTGATATTGAACAGCAACTAATAGAGATATATGATATTAATATCTCAACAACAGCAATTTCAACAATCACAGACAGAGTTAAACAAGATGCCATAGAATGGCAAAACAGGCCTTTAGAAGAGGTTTATCCAATAGTGTGGATGGATGCAATTGTTTTTAAGGTAAGAGATAATAGTCGTGTTGTAAATAAAGCGATCTATATAGCTGTAGGATTAAATACATCAGGATATAAGGAAGTTTTAGGTCTGTGGTTGGGAAAGACAGAGAGTTCATCGTTTTGGATGTCTGTGTTGACGGATTTACAAGCAAGAGGAGTTAAGGATATATTAATAACATGCACTGATAATCTTAATGGTTTTACATCAACAATAAACAGTGTTTTTCCAGAATCAAGAACACAAATATGTGTTGTTCATCAAATACGTAATTCCTGCAGATTCGTATCATATAAAGATCGAAAGGCTTTTACAGCAGATATGAGAGAAATATATACAGCACCCAATCAGGAAGCAGGATTGCATGCATTAGATAGATTTGAGGAGAAGTGGGGTGAGCGTTATCAGTATGCCATAGATAGTTGGAGAGAAAATTGGACAGAACTTACTGTGTTTTTTGAATTCCCATTAGAAATTAGAAAAATAATATACACAACAAATCTCATAGAAAATCTTAATGGTAAAATTAGAAAGTATACAAAAAACAAAATGAGTTTCCCTACAGATGATGCTGTAAAAAAATCAGTATATCTGGCTATAATTGAGGTAACTAAAAAATGGACAATGCCCATTCGAAAATGGGGGATTGTATATGGTCAGTTTATAGCTATATTTGGAGACAGGATGAAGAGGTAACTGAAAAGGCTATTGAAATTATTGATAACTTTCTTAACGAGCAAAGCTCTAAAAGTTAACAACAAATTCAACAGCCAATCATTATCATCATTATTTTAAAAATTCCATTTACACAGAATAGCGGACACTACCAGTGTTGTCAAGATTATTAATGTACTCTTCCATCTTCAGGAAGATATTTTGATTGTAACTCTTTTGTTTTTCTGATGAGATCTTCTCATATGTTTTATGAAGATCTGCATCTTTCATCTCTGCAAGTCTTTTAAGCTCTTGTAGTCTGGTTAAAACTCCTTTAGTGCTCATGTTTATACTTTTTCTTCAAAAACTCTTGTGGTATTTAAAACACCCGCTGAATCATAAGATTTTCCATCCCTGACAAATACACCATCATACATTAATGCTTGATAGTTTGATTCATGCATGTAACACCTACAGGATCTTCCAGCTATAATCAAGTTGAACTCAACTATGTCGTTATTCTCTTTATTAAAACCCTTTATATCTATTTGGATAGTCCTTTTCATCTCAGTATACGTTTTGTTAATAACTATCTTTACATAAGCCTTTGTAGTCGTACAAACAAGGCTTTCCGGTTTTGTAACATATTTATGGTTCCTCTAACTCAGTAACCTCTGTTTCTCTCTGTTCTCCTTCAGAAATTATCTCAAGGGTTATCCCTTCTGTATATTTCTCTTCAGGAACTTCTTTGAATCCTTCAAAGTGAGGCCGTACACTGCCATCACTTAGAGTTTTCACTCTTCCGAATCCTTCTATAAATTCCAAGCTGCCTTGAATTGCTGTATCTAAAGCAAGAGTACATGCCAAGTCTTCTGGGGCCTCTACTTCGCTAAAGACAGAACTCCACTTTTTAAGCTCTTCTTCGTTCCAGATATTTTCATCAATTGTTATTTCGTACTCATCAGTTCTGGTCACTTCTATTTTATATTTTTTCATTATATGCCCCTTTCATTGTCATTTCAAAAAATTTATTTTCTTCAATGCAATCAATGCATCTTCCATCACCGATCAGGATCTCGTGTGACTCTTCGCTGCAACACCTACATTTTCCACTCTGTAGGTCGCTTTGTAAATAGGTTGTTTCTTCAATCATATTTCTTCGTTTTAAAAAGGTTATAATCAATTTCTTCTCCCTTTATGAATCGGGAAAATGTATTATCTGTAAATGATATGTTCTGACCTATTTCCTCAATAAACAGCTTTACACACTCTATGAATAAATCTGCTGATTCGGCATCTGCCAGTTTTGATACAGTCGCCATAGATCCGGGCTCAAGTTTATCTAGGAACAAATAGACCCTATCAAGATATTCTACTATATCTGTTTCCGGTTTAGCAAAAGGTTTTAATCTTTTACTGAGAAAATGGTTTAACATCGGTTACTGGTTTATAGTTATTGTTATCTGTCATTTGAGTCTCTTCAATTGGTTTTGTCTGTATGTATATCATCTCTACGGACATGTTTTTAGATCTTGATTTTCTGATGATCCTACCTTGTTTGTTTTTAAAGCATTCCGGGTTTAGTTCTATTACATAATCGGTAAACTTTGCCCAGGCACGGAGAGATTTTGTAATTCTATTAGTAGTCCATCCTCTTGTATTACTCACAGCTTCAAAGTTTTTGAAAGCGTCATCTCTATCCACAAACGTATCAAGGTTGCTATCCTCTTTTTCTCTGGAGAAGTATACATCTGCCCAGTTCTTGAAGTGCTCTGTCATTTCAGTACGTAAGTTTCTTAGAACTACATTGGCCAGTGGTGGCTCAATTTTAAGAGGACTTGGTATTGATAAATAGAAATTAATGCACTCCAGATAGAAGTTATAATCGGCATTCCACTCTTTATCTGTATAATCTTCAAAGAATAGGTTTTTGCCAATATCATCGCGTACTGTTCTTGTCTCCAGATAATCATTATGCATACTCTTCATATGATAATAATCACTGAATACAGTATATAGCAGCCTACCCTCTGTAGAACTGTCGATGTTTCTTGGAGTATAGTTTGATGTTATAGCAAACTTTGGAACATCAGGGAATTGAATCTCAAAACTCTTATTATTCTTAGGGTTTACAATCATTTCGCCCGTCAATACATCAAAAAAGAATTTGAAGTTGAGATACTGATCAGCATCGTCTACCAACACATAATCGGTATGTTCAGTTACTCTTTCGTAAATATGTGAGTTCTCTGTAAGCTTAGGGTTTTTTCCGGAAAGCGTTACAGACTTCATAAATTTACGGACAGATTTATAACAGATACTCTTTCCGGATCTTCCGTTACTCTCATCGTTCTCACTTATTTTATTATCCATAGCAAATACACACCAGGGGCGCGCAGGATCTTTATATCTGTGTAATAGATATCCTATAGAGAATATCTTATTAATCAGGTGCTGCTTCTGTTCTTTCTGTTGCTCGTTTGTAAGGTTTGGTCCGGCTATCTCATAATGATACTCTTTGTGATAACTCTCTCTCTTTTCAATAGGAAGATTTGTTTCAAGTTCATCTCTCCAGTGTACTCTGGAGGTATTAATAAGATATCTGAAGAATAGCGAATCTTTATGATGTATATCTATATCAAATTCGTCAAGATCTTTACTGTACTTAACTGTAAAAGCTTTGTTAATTCTTTCAAACTTGTGATCCAATACCTCATCGTCCCAGGTAAATTTGTTTACTGAATCCGGCTTGAGATCCTTTATCTCGTTTCCGGTGATTTTGATAGTTTTGTTTTTAAAGAAGATATATTGTGATAACATATCTGAGTCTTCAAAATCAAGCTCAATAGGCTTTAACCTTGACAGGTTCTGTTCAAGCTTATTGGTGTTCATAATCACATTTCGGAGTGCAACCGGATAGTATCGTTTCTCAAGAAAATTATTAACAAAGTCACATATCTCCTCTGCTCTTACCTCTGTTACAATATTGTTGCTTATATGAATAAATATTCTGCCTGTTTGTGATGCCGGAGTTTTATACTTATAAAATCCATTACACTTCAGAAAATATAATGCCTGAATACTATTAAATTCATACTTAATACCTTTATCAGAAACTTTTTCATCCCAAAATCGGCATGGAACAGCTGCGTTTAGCAACTCACGAAAACGTTTTTTACTATTCTTAGGATTTACCTCAATAAAATCTCTTAGATCTTTTCTGGGGTTACCTCTATGATCTTTATACTTTCTGAGTTCTTCAGGTAACCAGATAGTTTTTATGTCCAGATATTGTAATCCTAATCTTATAGCCTGACGTACACCTGTAGAGTCAATATCTGGGAGGTTATAAAACTCTTCAGCACAGCTCATAATTTTTTTGTAGTCAGATCCTGTAAGTTTAGCCGATTCTGAATTCAACCAAATTACATTATATCCCATGCCTGCAACATTCCAGGCATCTCTATCTCCAGAACATAAAATTACTTCAGGTAACTTATTTATTTTGTCGCCCTCTTTTCTTATAGGATCATCAAGCTGTTTTTGCTCAAACTTGTTGTTTGCAGCTATTAATTGATCAAGTCCGTTTATATACTCTTTTGGCTTTTCTCCAAAATACCGGAAACGGAACTGTTTGTCCGGATTAAGTGGCTGTAATATCTTTTTCCAATCTCCATGATCAACCATGAATATTGGATATGTATCGGTTGATCTGGTAATAAGAGCTTCTCTGTTTTTTATCTGAGTAAAACTCACAACAGAGTATATATTAAACTTATCAGTTACAGCTTTGGTTACAAATGGTCCTAATACATCAAATTCATGTTTAGGGATCTCTTCTTTAAGTTCAAAAGAGTAAGATCCTTCTTTCTCTTCAGGCGTAGCCGGCCTTTTCTCAAATTCAGCTCTGTTTATTGTACTCTTAACACCATTAATACCATATCTTTCAGCAAGTAATTTAAGAGCATCTTTAAACTCTATTCCTTCCTCCTTCATACACACCAGAATTCCGTTACGAGGCTTCTGCTCGTCTCCAAAATCTGTCACAACCCAATTACCATCCTTTAGCTGTTTTATGCGTGCCGATGCAGTTTTTTCATTGTCACGTATCTTGAACTCTTTTCTGAAGGTTTCAAGAGCTTTTTGAGCTTGTGGATAGTAGTGTAGAATAATGTCAAGCCCACCATTTGTAGCGGACAAAATATCTTTTTGCTCTATATACATAAAGATTTAAATTACAGAGTTACACAGTTACAGTTTTTTCTGGTAAAAATTCCACTCTTCCGGATCAGAGAAATCACATCTCTGGCATCAGCTTTTGCCGTGTGCTCAACTATTTTATCTATTCCGGCGCGCTGTAGGCATGTTAACAGGTCAGGCAGATCTGTATCGTTTTTATCTACGTAAAGTATTGCAGGGTCTAGTATCCTGCTTTTAAGTCTGAACTTGGTTTTGAATCCGGGAATATTGTTTAGGATCTGCATATCAAAAGAGCCAAAGTTCTTTCCTGCACATATAACCTCATACCTACCATCTTTTATTGTAAAATCATTTTTCTTTAAGAACTCAGTGAAGATTCTCAGGAATATTCCTTGTGATATACCTTCTGCAGGCATCCTGTTAAATATAGCCTGGTTCATATCAAGTGCAACCGGATCACCTTTGTATGGTTGATTAATTATCACCTCTAAACTCGGAAGTTCAGTTACAGGTATATTTTTTGTTGTATCTTCCAAAACACAACCAAATTGTATGATTTTTGCTGACTCTGTATCCGTTGAAGTAGTCTCAATATCAATGCTTAAGTATCTCATTTTCTATAATGGCTTTAAGTTTCTTTACTCTTTTGTTTTCTGGTTCTGACAGCTTCTGTTCTTTGCTGTAAAAAGCACGGTTCTGAAGCTCTGAAAAAGCTGTGAATAAGAGTGTGAGATCGCTCTTATCTAAACAGTGAATACTATATTCACTATCTGCTCTGTCTATATAGACAGAGTGATTACTTTTCTTGCACATGGTCTAATTTTATTTACTTAAGGCGTTGGGGAACGCTTATTTTATATTGTTGTCAGAAGCGAATTTTAGTAATTCGGCTCTGTTGTATGTATTAAGTTTTTTGAATATTCTGCCCATATGGGTACGTATTGTTGCAATGCTATTCTTAAGTTTATCAGCTATTTCAGCATCATTTAATCCTGATACCACATTCTGAACAATTACATACTCCTTTCTGGTTAAGTTTCCTGGTACTTTACATATTATTCCAAATCCAGGACAACCAGACAGAATTTTTGAACATATTGGAGGATCAGGCTCCATGAATCCATCCTCAGTTAAATCTGGTGTATAGTTGAATTGTCCGAATCTACACTTGATAAACTCTTTTAACAGAGTGTCTTTGTTCTCGGTATTGTGCATTGCGGATAACATAAGATTGGCTCTTGTGTCATCTCGCAATGCTTTTGTAATTATATCAATAGCCCAAACGGGTAGTTCGTTAAAATACATTGTTTTTCCATTATACAGTGCTTTAACATCATTATCGTGTACATATAATTCTATAGCGAACTGTTCTAGGTATGGGGGGATGATTACGTTCATTACAGATTGTTTTTGATGTTGTTAAGTTCTTCTCTTGTCTCGTCACGTAGCTTGATAGCTTCATTTATTACTTTGGCGTTAAATGATTTGTTTCTTAAGACTTGGGAAACAAAGGCTCTTGTAAAGCCTGTTTTTTTTGCTATAATGGATGTCCAACCATAAGGTAATTCATCTCTTAGCTTCTGTAATTCATCTTTTGTAATCATTTTTAATTATCTGTTAATATTTGTAAAGCAACTGCAAAGTGTTACTTTAGCATTGTTAATATTTGTAAACTTTTGTAAAGTAAATGATTTCATATCTAATATCCAATATTTAAGAGATGAAATCCTGTATTTAATTATGATTGAAGATATAACTAAAAGAATATCAGATTTTTGTAAATTAAAGAAAATCATGCAAAAAGATTTGATATTGCATGATTTGGGTAGTCCACAGACAATAAGTAATGTTTTTCATGGTAGACAGCAGCCGAATAACAAATTCTTGTTTGGGTTTCTTAAGATGTTTCCTGATTTGGATGCACGTTGGTTAATTACAGGAGAAGGAGATATGCTTATTGGTGACGGAAAATCTCAAGCCAATGTAGCAAATAAGAGTACTGTAGGGAGCATGAATATAGGTTCCTCAGTAAGTAGTACAACTGCTGATAACAATATTGTAGTAGAGAATAGTTATCTGAAGAAAGAGATAAAACTAAAAGATCAAATAATAAAAGATAAGGAAGAGCAGATATCTCTATTAAAAGAGCTGATAAAGAAGTAAAATACACCCCAAATAGTTAGCATGTATAAGAGTATAGCAGATAGAATAGCGGTAATATGCAAGGAACGAGGGATTACTCAAAAACATTTGATTCTACGCGATCTAGGGAGTTCGGCAACTGTAAGTAATATATTCCATGCAAAACAGTTGCCAACTCTTAAGTTTATAAATGGTTTTCTTGAGATGAACCCTGATATAGATGCAAGATGGCTTATTACTGGTGAGTTCAGTCAGCAGAAGATAGAGCAAAAAAATTTGTCTGTAGATTCAAACGTTGGATATATGGGCTCTGGAAATCAGATAGCTGATATAAAGAACGGTAATGGATCAGAACTGGCAGTTCTACAGGAGAGAATAAACTCTATGCAAACACAACTTGAGATGATTAGAGAACAGATAGAACTCAAGGATAAAATAATCTCTGAAAAAGAAGAACAAAACAAACTCTTGAGAGAGTTGATGATTAAATCTTGATGTATGAGTTTAGAATTATCGGAAAAAGAAATAGAGGCATTAGAAGATCTTATATCTAGATATAAGAAAAGTGGAGGATTTATGAGCCTTATTAAGTTCTTGAATTTTAGGAGTAAATGGCTTAATGTTAATGTAGATCCACATAAAGTTTTTAATACCGCAATTTCTTTTAGGTTGGTTGAACAAGATCCTATTAATAAAGATTGTTCTTTCTTGACTAGATATGGTCAAGATTTTATTGATTATAAAGAATTTATAGTTAGTGAAAACAAGAGGAAAACGAATGAGAAAAATAAAACAAGATTAATAAAGCAGCAGTTAATGACTATTTTGATTCCATCTATTATAGCTTTAGGATCTTTTTTGTACTCAGTTTTTAGTGATAACTCAAATAAATCAAGTGGATCTGAAATGACTGTACTCAAAAAGCAGTTAGCAATGGATAGTCTTAATATTCAGGTATTAAAAGATAGATTGGATACGATTAAGATAGAGCTGAACAGTATTGATTCATTGGAGAACCAGATAGCTATATGTAATTCAAAGATTCAAGTGTTGAAAAGTAAATTGCATTATCATAGGATAAAGTTGAATAATTCAGATTCATTAAGTAGTAAACGTTAG